TATAAGTAATTCTGGTGGATGGCTGTGCTTGTATGCTGGAGAAAATCCATATCAAAATGCAACATACATAGATACAAATGCTACAGGATGTCCATTAGATGCTGCTATAGAAATGCAAAAAAATTACGATAGGACAATTATTTTTTGGAATAAATATTACGATTATCCAGAAGAAAAAAGAGATACAAGTAATTTACTAATACCTTTTGAGATTATTATAAGCTGTGAAATTAAGGATTAATTATGTCTGAAGATCTTAAAGAAGAAATCCATCTTATTAATAGAAGGATAGAAGAAACTCTTTCTATATTAATAGAACATTTTAAAGAGATGGAAGAAAGAATGGATAAGTTAGAAGAAAAAGTAGGTTGCAATGACGATTGAGACATTAGCTTTTAACGATGTTCTTAACAATGAAATAGCACACTTTTTTAAATCTGGGAATATTCGTAGGTCAAAAGAAAATAATAAGTTAGATAAGATACATTATCTATTACCAAAAAAAGGTAATTACGGTACTAATTTAGAGTACGATATCTGGTACGACTTTGGGACCGAAAATAAAATAAGAGGTTATTTATATACAGATGTTATGACTAAGTTTGTATATCTAAAGCCTGCTTCAACTTTATACTGTAAGAAAGTAATAAGGGATGCTTTAAACGATGACATTACAGAAGAAGGCGAAAAGATATTTCAAGATATATCTAGAAATAACACAGACAAGTATGCGTTGAGACAAACAAAAAAAGAATACCCGTATGTTATTTTTTTAGCTGGAAGTAACATAATAAAAGAAATAACAGATGACATTAAAGTGAAAAGAGCTATTGATACAGAAGGAGCTGTGTTAAAACCACACCCTTTAACTTCTCCATTTGTTATGGCTTATTTAAGAAACCGTTATGGTAAACAAAACTTGTTAGACAGAAAACTGTCAGGGCATAACATTTTAAATAGAACAAGAAAAATTGGATGTACTTCTAACTCTGAAATGGGACTTATTGGTTTATCTCAAGGTAAACGCATAGAACTATTTGATCGTAAAAAAATTGCAACCAAAACCTACACTCCGATATACGCTGTCCTTTTTGAAAAAGGATATCCTGTTATTGATGATTTTAAAAGAATACTGTCGTCAAAATACTCAGGCTTAATTTACTATGATTCTGAAAATCCAAAACAAAATATAAAAAACTTTTTTAAGTATTTTAAAGATATACCTCATGTTAAACCTAAAAACCCTAAAAGTCTTAATACTGGAAGAAAATAATCTACTGAAACTTACAACAAATTCATTAGATACTAATAATCCAGAAATAACTTATAAAGTTATTACTAAAGACAAAATGTTAAAAAGTAGAATTGCTACTGCTTTAAGTAATACTAATGAAATAGCATTAGTTATAAAAAGCGGGCTAGTTGTTAATTTAAAGAATAAAGACCTCCCTACTAAATCTAAATTAAAAAAATACCATATGGCTGTTAGCCGATATGGTGTGTTTACTGACCATGAAAGGGTTAAAGAACATTATCAATATAGTTCTGAAAAACTTAACAAAAAAGTTTTAGATTTATCTATATTTATAATAAACCCTAAGAAGTGGAAAACAGTACCAGAAAAAGACTCGGGAGCAGTTAGAGATAAAAAACTGTTGTATATGCCTAGATACATGAACCATAAAGATGATATTTTGTTTGAAGAAGAGTCTACTGCTGCGATAGACGCCTTTAATTATGGAGTTTTAGGAGAACAAGCGTTAATACATAATTATCTTGGACCTATAAACCGAAAAAATATTAACGTATTAGAGATTTATGCGTACTGTTTTGATAAATTATTGCCCTATCTAAAAGGAGTTCCTAAAAAAGAAACAACTCGTATTACCTCGTTAGCAAACAAAACCCTTACTAAAATTAAAAACACAAGAGAGAAAATGCACTATGTCCACCACAAATAAACACATACGAATATCTGCTGTATACACAAAAGAATCTAGTATAGAAGTACCTGACGCTGTTCGTTATTTACAAGAACAACCGCCTCAAGTAGAAACAGACCTAGCTTGTCAGTCTGGTTTTTCTTCTATATCTTTTAACAAAGAAAAAGCATTTGAAGTAGATCTTTCGTTTCAAATAACATCTAAATATCAAGATAGCTATTTATACATACTTAATTTTATTCAAAGTGGTATATTTACTTTGTGTAATTACAAAGACGAAAGTGAGATTGAAGAAGCCTTAGCGGTAGATTGCCCTAATATTATATTTCCTTACGCTAGACTTCACGCTCATCACATAACAAACCAAACAGGATTTTCTCCTATACTAATACAAGAGATAAATTTTAAAGAGTTGTATTACAACGAGATAGGTAAAAAATACATTCAATGAGTTTGATAAAAAGTAGCGATTCAAGTTAAAATGAATAAAGCGTATAAGGAGTAACAATGGCAAAATTAGCATTTTTAAAAAACATAGTGGGTGCAGTTGCACCAACTTTAGGGTCTGCACTAGCAGGACCAATGGGCGGTATGGCAGGAGACGTTGTTGCTAAAGTGCTTGGTTGCGAAAACAATCCAAAATCAATAGAAAAAGCAGTACAAAATGCCACTCCAGAACAAATGTTAGAGCTTAAAAAAGCAGAACAGCAGTTTGAAGTGCAAATGGCAGAGTTAGAAGTTGACGTTTTTGCCTTAGAAACTAAAGATATTCAAGACGCAAGATCGAAGTTTTCTAAAGATTGGACGTCTAGAATTATGGGATTAACTGTAGTTGGTGGATTTATGGGGTATATCTTTCTAATCACGCTCCAGCCTCCAGAGCAGAACAGCGAAGCATTGATCAACTTAGTCCTCGGCTATCTTGGAGGTCTTGCAAGTGCTATTATATCATTTTACTTTGGTGCCTCTAATTCTAGTAAGGATAAAGACGAATGAATAGAGAAAAACTTATAGAAGAACTGAAACGAGACGAGGGAGAAGTTCTTACTCTTTATAAATGTTCTGCAGGAAAAAATACAATCGGAGTAGGCAGAAATGTTGATGACCGAGGGATTACAGTAGAAGAATCTGATTTTCTACTAAACAATGACATAGACCTTTGCGTAAAAGAATTACAGACTACTTTTTCTTGGTTTAATAATTTAACAAACACAAGAAAGCGCGTGTTAGTAAATATGTGTTTTAATCTAGGTTTATCTAGATTACTAGGATTCAAAAAGTTTTTAGCTGCTATAGAAAAAGGAGATTGGGAAGAAGCTGGTGTGCAAATGCTTGACTCTAAATGGAGTAGACAAGTAGGGGCTAGAAGTCACCGCTTAAAAGATTTATTGCTGGAAGGCTAATGTACTATAAATTAATAACATTTAAAGGGATTGCACCTCAGATATCTCCTAGGTTGTTAGCAGACACAGTAGCTCAAACTGCTGAAAATGTATCTCTTGATAGTGGGCGTTTAGTTCCTATAACCGATAACAGCACTACCGCTACTTTAAACGCTTCAGGTAAAACTTCTATATACAAGTATGAGTTTGGCGGTGTAGATTACTGGCTAGAGTGGGCTAGTGATGTAAATGTACAACCTGCACCTATACCTGATGACGCTAACGCACGTTTATATTGGACGGGAGATACGTTTCCTAGGATGGCTAGTTCCACAGAGTTGATAGCTTCTGGTTCGGGATCATACCCTAGAAGTTTTTTCCGTTTAGGTATACCTGCCCCTGAAAATACTCCTACTGCAAGTATAGCTTCTGGGTCAGACGATGGAACTCAGACTCAATTTAGCACATCATATGTGTACACTTTTGTGTCTGGTTTTGGTGAAGAAGGACCGCCGTCCGCGGCTTCTACTGTGCTTACTAAAGTAGACGCTCAAACTGTAACTGTAGCTAACATGAGTACAAGTGCAGGCAGTGGTACAAGCAGAAGTAATACAAACATAACTAAAAAAAGAATTTATAGATCTAATACAGGGTCAAACACTACTGCGTTTCAGTTTGTTGGTGAAGTTAATTTAAGTGCGACTACTTTTACTGATTCTACTACTAATGCTAATTTAGGAGAACTTATACCTTCTACTTTCTGGATTGCTCCGCCTGATGAAGACACTTCTTTGTATCCTAATGGGCAAATGCGTGGTCTAACTTCTATGCCAAATGGTATATTTGCAGGATTTTCAGGTAAACGTTTGTGTTTTTCTGAACCGTTTCTACCACACGCCTGGCCTGTAGCGTATCGTATAACTCTAGATGAAGAAATAGTATCTATTGCTATGGCAGGAAATGGCTTATTTGTTGGTACAAAAGGCACACCTTATTTAGTAATTGGTACAGATCCACAATCTATGAGTGCAGTTCGTATAGAAGCAGCACAAGCGTGTTTGAATAAACGTTCAATGGTAGATATGGGACCATATGTATTGTATGCAGGAGCAGACGGGTTGGTTGCTGCGACAGGTACTGACGTACAAGTTATTACTGAAGGGCTTATTTCCCCTGCTCAATGGCGAAGTGAATATTTTCCTACTGCCTTACAAGGATTTTTATGGGAAGGACGCTATGTAGGATTCTATACAAGTGGTAGTAACTACGGCGGATTTATATTTGATAACCGTTTTGGTGAACGTAATGTAACTAGTTTGACACAAACAGCTACTACTGATGTTTCAGGTGGTTTTACAGACCCTGACGATAATTCTTTATACGTAATTATTGATCCTGCAAGTGGTAATGGAGTAGTTAAAGAGTTTCAAGGCGGTACTACAAATCAAACGTTTACTTGGAGAAGTAAAACATTTGTACCTGAACGCCCTGGTAGAATGGGGTTTGTAAAAGTAGATGCTGAAGACTGGCCAGTTGTAATAAAAGTGTATGGGGATGGCTCTGTTATTTACCATGCAACTATAGCTGCGTCTGGTAGTGTTTACACAGTTACAGGCACTACTCCTAGTTTTAGTGCTGTAACAATACTTGAACCTGTAGTTAGATTACCGAGTGGTGTACACAAAACTTACTCTGTAGAAGTACAATCTACTAAAATTGTAAACGAAGTGTGTATTGCAGAGTCTATTCAAGAGATACGTGCTTTATAAATGGCTACTACTAAGACACAAGTACCTTCAATACCAGCGATTCCGAGAAATGAACGTGAGGCTGAAGCTTTTAATAATTCTATAAAAGAAATTTTAGAAGTACGGCTTGGTCGTAGAGGTGACCCAAAAGATAGAGCTGTTACTCTTAGAGAGCTAATTGATAGCGGTCTAGCTAAAGAACTACTTGATAACCCTTTTGATCCAAATGCAGGTATAGGCGTAACTGATTTTGCTTCTAGTTCAACTTTTGTAGATGGTAAACTGGATAACACTACCGACTTAACAGCTCCTCCAACTCCTACAGGTCTATCTGCAGCTGCAGGCACAACTAAAATTATTCTTAGTTGGAATAAAGCACAAATATCTAATTTAGCGCACACAGAAGTATGGCGTTCTAGTGATAATAATTTAGGTAATGCGGTGCGACATGATACTACTGAGGCTTTTGTTTGGGTAGACAGCGTAGACCCTGGGGACGAGTTCTATTATTGGATTAGACATGTAACAACTGCAAATATATTTAGTCCGTTTGTAGGTTCGGTAAATGCTACTGGGGTTTTAATTGCAGGATCAAAAATTGCAGATAACGCTATTACTTCAGTAAAAATTGTTGCTGATGCTATTACTACAACAAAGATAGATGATGATGCTATTACAACACCCAAAATTGCTACTAACGCAGTTACAGCAGACTCTATTGCTGCTAATACTATTACTTCAGGTAATATAGCAAGTAATACTATTACTTCAGGTAATATAGCAAGTAACACTATTACTTCAGGCAATATAGCAAGTAACACTATTCAAGCTGGTGATATTGCATCAAATACTTTAACTTCAGCTTCAGGTGTATTTGGAGCTATAAGCGCAGCAGATATAACAACGGGCACACTAAATGGAAATAATGTAAGTGTAACTAATTTAAGTGCTAGTAATATAACTGGTGGGAATTTAAATGCGGATAGAATAGTAGCAGGTTCACTTAATCTTGCAGGAAAGGCAGTATCAGGTTCAGTAGGAACTGTAGTTGCATCTGCTAGTATTACTGATAGTGCAATTCCAGATGATACAAATGTACATAATTATTTAAGCACTTATTGGGCAAGTAGTCCGTTTCATGCTTCTGGTAGCAGTTATGTGCATATACCAACTGACTCAAGTGGTAATAAAGCTCAAGTAGCATGGACAACACCCAATTGGACTGCTTCATCAGGTTCTAGTTCAACAAAAAAATTTATTGTAACTGGTTCTTTGAATGCAACAGGACAACTGGTTGGAGACGGTCGTGCAGAAAATTTAACTGCTATAGCGGTTAGACAAACATCAAGTGCTACTGGATATCAATCTAGCTCGATGAGTAATTTCCTATTATCAACATCAATAGTACAAGCAGCTGGTGATCATGTTCTTGGTAGCATTATAATAACTGGTGTAGTAGATCTTCTTCCGAATACAACATATTACGCTTGGTTGTTTCATGGTATTAGTGATTACGGTCCAACAGGAAGTAGTAATGGCGGAGCAGGAAACGCAATAATAAGAGTACAAGGGTTAGGAATATAATATGGTACAACGAACATCAGACGAAATACCTAATATGACTATATGGACAGTTGTAAAAGATAGACGATATGGTTTATTAAAAGCTACTGATTGGACACAGGCAGCTGACTCTCCGTTAAGTGACTCAAAAAAAGCAGAATGGGCTACATATAGACAAAAATTAAGAGATTTACCAGAAACATATAGTGGCGAAACAGACTTATTAAAAATTGTTTTTCCCACACCGCCAGAATAAAAGGTACAATAAAGCTATGAAAAGACCAAGTATGAAAATACAGAAACGTAAAGTTTCTAAAAGACAACAGAAGGCTATAAATAAACTGCCTACTGATAAAAGATCTTATGTAAAAAGGCGAGTTTTATTTGGTGATACGCTTAGACAAGCAAAGAAAAAGTCTAAATCACTAAATATGTAGGTCATGCAAGATGTTGCACAACTAGTAAGTGAGCTTGGGCTTCCTATAGCTAGTGGTTTGGTAATGGCTTACTTTATTTTCCTTGTTATGAAACAGTTAATGGATGGCCTTGTTTCAGAGATACAAACAGTCCAGGCTATATCTAAAATGCTTATTACCCGAGCTGCTACTATGAATAATGATATGATACGCATTGATACTAGCGTGAGTAGTGCTTTGGGTTTGTCACCTGATTTAGATCGTATAGCTAGAAGTGAAAACTTTGTTGAGGATGGAAAGATAGATGCTAGGAGAGATTAATGGACGCACCAGTAGGTGATGCAGAAGCAGTTGTAGATGGGTTATTTGGTTTAATTTATTTATACCCGTCTGATTATTTAATTGTATTTGGTTCTTTAACTTTGTTTGCAGTGTACGGCTTATCAATCTATGCGGGTATTAAGTACATACAAAAGAAGTTTAAATAATGGACATTGTTGCTTTAGTATCTGAATTTGGCTTTAGTGCAGTTATGGTAGGGGGTTTAGGGTATTTCGTTTATTTTGTTTGGCAAACAATTAATAATAAAATAGATCCAGCTGTGCAAGAAATGAAAGTAACTATTATACGACTTACAGACCAACTGCGTTTGTTAGACCAAGATATGATACGATTACAGCAAAAAGTGAATACAGTATTAGAACTAAAAGAAGAAAATAAATTAAAAGATGAGAATGAAAATTAATTGGCATTGGTTTTTTGGTATATACGTTTATGCAGCTTTATTTTTGTTGCTGCTTAATGTTTACAGTAATGCAGATGAAATACTATTTAAGTTTAAAAGTCCTAGCTTTTCAGGTCTTAACAGTTCTTCACATTACTTAACAATAGAAAACCAAGAATCTACAAGACGTCAGACCAAAATTGAGGAGGCGAAGTCATTAATTGAAGAAGCTGAACGAGAAGAATCTAATTCTACTTTAAGTCGTTTTATTAGAAACTTTGAATCAAGAGTGTATGCACAATTGTCACGGCAGCTAGTTGAACAATTGTTTGGAGAAAATCCAAGCACCGAGGGTAAACTTGAGCTAGAGGGAAACATTTTAGAGTACACAGTAGAAGCTGAAATAATTACTTTGACTATAACGGATGAAAACGGAGATATTACAACGATTTCTGTACCCACTGCTAGTTTTACTTTCTAGTTGTGCATCGAAAAATATGCTAGAAGGCGGTGGCATACCCAATGTGGTAATTAAAAGTTCCTCTATACTAGAATTACAATTAGAAGAATTACAGAATTTACCTCCAGCAAAACAACAACCTGTAATTGCAGTTTATAATAATAGTTTGCAAGATTTAACAGGACAAAGGAAAAGTAATGGGCAGTTTGCTTTGTTTTCTACTGCTATTACGCAAGCACCTGAAGCATTCTTGATTCGCGCTTTAAAACACACATCTAGCGGAAATTTTTTTAAAGTTGTAGAACGCGTTGGTTTAGACTCTTTAACTAAAGAAAGACAATTAATTCGCAGCACACGTGAGACTTTTGATGAAGAAAGTCGTGTAAAGCCTTTATTACTAGCAGGTTTATTAATGCAAGGTGGAGTTCTTTCTTATGATGTTAATACAAGGTCTGGAGGATCTGGAGCTCGTTACCTCGGTATAGGAAGTAGCAAACAGTATAGAGAAGACTCTGTTAGTGTATCATTAAGGGTGGTTTCAGTATCTACAGGAGAGATACTAATAGAGGTGCTTACTTCTAAAACAGTTTTATCAGTAGGTCTTTCTCAAGATGTTTTTAGATTTATTGATGAAGGAAGTCGTTTAATAGAAGTAGAAGGAGGAGTAAGTGAAAACGAAAGCACTTCTATAGTAATACAAAAGGCCATTGAAAGAGGCGTTTTGGAGATTGTAAAAATAGGTATTGAGAGAGGATATTGGGAATATGAATGATAATTTTAATAAAATTACAGCTCTTGTATTTTTGGCTTTGTTAGTTTTTGCAGTAGGTACTAATGCAGATGATAACGAAATATACGTAGATCAAATAGGCGCAACCGCTAGTATAGACCTTGAGCAGCTAGGTTCTGGCAACATCATAGGTGGCTTAAACTCTGCACATGGTTCTATGACCGCGTTCGATCTTGACGGTGCAACTATGACCTTAGACGTAAATCAAATAGGTAATAATAACAAGATGTTAGGCGATATTAATGCAGCTACATTTACAGGTATATTTGATTTTGATGGTGATACAAACTCGTATACTATTCAAGTAGATCCTGGTAATGCGAATAGTGCAGATTCATCAAACGTAAATGTGGACGTGGACGGGTCGACTAACACCTTTACATTAGACTTAGCTACTAATGCTTTAGCTAGTAGTGCAGATGTAGATACAATAGTGCAAGGTTCTAGTAATACTGTTCATATTGATCTAGATGTTGACTCAGGTACAAACTACATAGATGTTGATGGCGATTCAAATACAGTAGATGTTGTACAATCAGGCTACGCTGGCGGCTACTTTAAATTAGAACATGATGGTAATACAAGGAGCTTTGACATTGACCAAACATCTACTCAAGACAATGATTGGTTGCGTATTACTTCTTCTGGAAACGCTGGATCCGTATGCGTACAGCAAAATGACCAAGGCAACGCAGTTGGATGTTGATATAGGAAGTATCACAGAGTTAAGAGGGAACACCAGGGTAGTAAGAGACAAGCCATATGAGAGTGAAATTAACTTTTCACTAAACTCTATGGACAAACTAGAAACCGCAGCGGGGCGTATGGGTGTAACGTTTAGAGATGAAACAACTATACGTTTGACTGAACACAGCAACGTTGTAATAGACGAGTTTGTGTTTGACCCTGACCCTGCTAAATCAACTATGGCTTTAAATTTTATTAAAGGAACGGGACGTTTTATATCTAGCAAAAAGCCACGTATACCAAAAGATAATATTAAAATTCGTACGCACGCAGCAGTAGTAGGTATAAGAGGGACAGACTTTACAATTACTGTAAAAGAGACGGGAGAAGCACTTGTTATTTTACTTCCTGATGAATTTGGTAATGCTAGTGGAGAGATAACTGTAGATACAGCTCTTGGACAAGTTATACTAAATAGGCCATACGAAAGTACAACAGTGTACAACTTTGAAACAGCCCCTACACCTGCTGTTATTCTTGACCTTGATGTTTCTATGATTGACAACATGTTGATTGTAAACCCACCGTCTGCAGCTGAAGACAGCACAGGTGAAGAAACTAGTGCAAATAATAGTGGTATTTTAGATATTGATTTTCTTGAGTTTGACGAACTTGATACAGATGAGTTAGAACAAGACAGTTTAGAATATACAGAGCTTGATATAGATTACCTTGCTGCTAATTTTCTCGAAGATTTGTTAGATATCATACAAGAAGTAGATGAACTTTCTAAAGCAAGTAGTACTTTAAGCGAACAAGGTGTAAAAGGTACAGCTGTAGGATTTGATAGCGACACTCAGATAAGCACATTTGTTAACGAAAGTGAGGTAAAATTTATTAGACAAGTAGAAAATAATTTACAACTACAAGTTTCTAAAGAAGGAAGTTATGATATTAGAATAGAACAAGGAGGTAAAACAAACCAGGTAAGTACAAATGGTGGAACTGCCTCTTCAATTACAATTAAGCAGGGGAGTTAGATGTACGAATATAAATGTGAAATAGATAGAGTAGTGGATGGAGATACAGTAGATGTAGTTTTAGATTTAGGTTTTTCTATACTGCATAAGGCCAGGGTAAGATTGTATGCAATAGATACACCTGAGTGCAGAACTAGAAATAAAGATGAAAAAGTTAGAGGTTTATTAGCTAAGAATTTTATCTTACAAGCTGTTAAGGCTGGGAAAAACTTTGTAATCCAAACACATTTAAAAGATTCAAAAGGTAAGTTTGGTCGTATACTAGGGACTTTACTAATAGATGACTTAAATATTAACGAAGCTTTGGTAGATAATTATTTAGCAGTAGCTTATTACGGTCAAAATAAAAATGATGTAGAAGTGTCGCATCAACTTAATAGAGATAAATTGATAGAAACTGGGTTGTTTACGCCTGTAACTTAATCTAAAAATTTTGATAAAACTATAGAGCCTAGTATAAATGGGTATACAGCCCATATCATGTTTTCTAGTTTTTTAAATTTAGCAGACCCTTCATCGAGTCGCTTCTCTATGTATTCGTACCTAATGGCACACTCTCTTTCGTGAGCTTCTATTTTTGCAAAGGATTCTTTTGCTGTTGCCATAGTGGTTACCTAAGCTTTCCCAGCGTTTCTGTTTCGTGGGAAAGATCTATTTTTGCTTTTGTTAACAACACGTAAGTTATATGGACTATTGTTCATTGGATTGCCATCTACATGGTGTATATCATTGTTGTCGCCTTTACGTACTTGACCGTTACGAAGCGCGGCACGTCTGACTTTGTTACGCATTGCTCTTCTTTTCTTTTGTTCAGGTGTACCTTGGTACTTTCTGTATTCGTCTCTGTAGTTTCGTCCCATTATTTACCTACTTTTTTCATAGCTTTTTTATGAGATTCAGTAAATGTGGAACCGCGATTCATCATAGCAACCATGCTTTTTATATGTTTAGCAGTATGATGCTTTGCATGTTTTTTCATTGCAGTTTGTTGGCGTTTGTTTAGAGATGAAACACTAACGCCTTTTACTTTTACCATAGCCATTACTTTTTACCTCTTTGTTTAAAATCATGTTTAGAGTCATACTCTATCTTAACAGATTTCAGTTTGTCTAGGTAAAATAACGCTTTCTCTAAATCTTCTATTTTATTTTTACTTGGGTATCTCCATAAATATTTCAGTACATTCCCACGCAGCCAGCCTTCAAATTGTTCTGCAGACATAGCAGATTGAATTGCGTCTATACATTCAATGGGCCCCTGGTCGGTGTAATGTGGAGGTTTGTTTACAAAGTCAGTCATTTCTTTTTCCGTTTGTATGCAAGCAATGTTCTTGCAGTGTGTTTACCCATTCATCTAAATCTATACAATTTTTAAGGAAATCTTTTTTGGTGTACGTATTTATAGATTCAAAATCAGCAGTTAGTTGTATTACTCTGTTCTCACATCCTGCAATAACGTACACAGGGACCTGGTGATTTACCTGGGTTGTAAGCCAAAGTTCTTGTTGTTTAGATAAACCGAAGTTTATTTTAGAAGTATCTTTTACAGGTAGTATGGGTTTGTATTTATATTCTACAAACGCTGAAGCGGCTGGACCACTGTAGTAAGCATCAGCTACTCCTCCGTGATAAGGATCGTTTATTTTCCAACGATAGACTTGGTTAGAAAGTTTTTTGTGTATTTTATTTATAAACTGACTTTCGTTCACCGAGTAAGAATAACATAAAAAAGGGGCTATGCACGAGTAATTGTTGTTTTTATGATGTTTGCAATTACTTATCTCTCCGTGCACGGCCCCTCTCGCAACTACTATTTAGCAGCAGGTTGTTTAACCGCTTTGTAAACAGCTTTCGCTTTTTCATAGTCTTCGTCTACGACCCATCCTTGGCTTTCAACGGAGAGATTATGAAACTTTTGACCTGCACGGTTTTGTGTAGAAACAGAAGATAACTTCCATAAGGAAGAAAATCTATCGCCACCTAACTGTGCAATTTGAGTGTTCCACTCTCGTGATACACGCAGTTTAGATGAAGAAAAGTCCATCTGAAAAGGAGTGTTTATAAGTTCTCCAGTTTCAGCGTCTTTCCTCATTAGTAAATGACTATGCGTCTGTATTACCTCAAAGTCATCTGGGCTGCCAGATTGTTGGGCTATAAGTGCATCTGCTTCACTTGATGAAGCACAGCTACCTACTAAACCTCCACCTTTGTCCCGTTTACGCCAAACAACAAATTCGTCATTGAAATTAATATTCAAGACATAAATCTCTTTGCCGTATAGCTCGTTAGTTACTGTATTTAACAACAACCCAGGCTCAGCTCCTTCAATGTACGCATCGTTGCTTTTATCAACTTCGGCGTTCATTTGTTGAAGAAGTTTAACTCTGGGAGTTTGTAAATCAGCAGCTGTAACGTTCTCGTTACCTAAGCCTTGGGCTTCTGTAACATGAGCTGGCACTGTACTAGATACCAGAGATACTGCTTTTTTATCTTTGTCCATGTTTCATGGTCCTTCTTTCTTGGTTAATGTTACTTTGACCTGAAATTAATTCTGGTCAACTCCGTTGGCTTCACACCAGGAACATCTAAGTTCATAGTGCGTAGCTCCCTATAAGCAGTAGCCGACATGCGTTTCTGTAACAACTCAAACTGTCCAGTGTCTCGAACATGTTGTTGTACTTTGTCCCAGTCTTCTACTGTAGGTACAATTTCTTTTTTCAACGAAACTGTACATACCTCATTGCCGACTCTGTCTATACCTTGTTGGTCTAGCCTAGTCATTAATGTTGCTTCTAGTTCTCTTTGACGTGACTTTAACTTTTTTTCTACTTCTTGCAGAGCTTTTATCTCTCCTCTAGTAGAAGTTAAAGTGTCTAATAAATTATCTATAGTTTGTTCTTCGATACTCATGCCGCCTCCTGTGCATATAGTTTAGTAAGTACGTGTAGTAAGTTTTCCATCTTGCCCAACTTACCGTTAAGCTTTTTGTATACTTCTTTTTCCCAAGTATTACGTGCTGCAATAAGAATTGTTTCAGTCTTTTGCGTTTGACCAGCTCTGTGAATACGTCTATTGAACTGTTGAAAGTGCTCTGCATTGTATGTAGGACTACACCAAATACAGGTTGTTGCTTTAGTAAGCGTAAGTCCATGACTTGCAGATTGTGGATGAGCAAATAGAACTTGTATTTGACCTGCTTGAAACCGCTGGACTATACCTGTACGTTTACTAGCAGGTGTTTCACCGTCAATAACCGCGTATGAAATCTTTTTCTTTTCAGCTATTGTAACCAAAGCATCACGCTCATGTTTCCAGTTGAAAGCTACAATGCTGTGTTTACGAACTGAAATTAGATCCATTACCATGTCGTGACGCTGCTCGTGAAAGTATTGTACGTTACCTTCTTCATCGTATACTCCGCCAGAAACAAGTTGTAATAGCTTTTTGACTCTAGCTCCTGCGTGTACTGCATTAATAGTGCCCATTTTTGTGTACAACACAGAAGACTCTTGCAGCGTTTTGTACATTTTATACACTGCAGGGGACAAATCTGTGTATAAAGTGCGTACAATATTTTTAGGAAGATCTATACAATCCTCCAGGGCATGTCGAATTGTAATGTCGCTTAGCATCTGTGCAACCGTCTCTTCTATACCTGGTTTGTCTATCCACTCATTAGCAAAACCATTAAAACGAGAAGTGCATACTTGATTCCTAAATGAGTAAAAACGATTACCTAAACGTTTGCCGTCATCAACGCAAAGTGCTGGGTGCCATAAGTCTAATATAGTATTGCTGTTAGGGGTACCAGACATAAATATTCTGCGATCAAAGTTATCGACTAGAGTTTTAAGATTTTTAGATCGCTTTGAATCTTTATTTTTAAACGCTGTAAACTCATCTACAACTAAGGTGTCAAACCTTTCAAGAACTTCAGGGTTTTTAACTAGGTAAGTAACAGCTTCAAAATTAGTTACAACCATGTCAAAAGTTTTGTCTTCAAATACTTTTTTACGGTTTTTAGCATAAGCAATACCGCAGTTTATAGTGGGTTGAAACTTTTTTATGTCATCTAACCAAGCTGCTTCTAGTATTGATAAAGGAGCCAGAACTAAAGTAGTGCAGTTTAGTAGAACATGGGCATCTAATACAGAACGAGTTTTACCCGTGCCTGGATCAGATGTAATGAAACATCTAGGGTGATCGGTAATAAAAGTAGTGGTGTCAGTTTGGTGTGCGTAGGGAGGTGGAACGGAAGTATTTATACTCATATATTTGTATCCTGTATTTATTATTTGTAACTGTATTTGTATTTAGCATTCTATTATAACTATTCTATACCGTGTTGGCAAACTGGATATTCTCCCTTACCATAAGAACACCATCTGCAATTTGTTTTAGATGGATTAGGTAGAAACTCAGTTGCTGTTGTCATAGTTACAGCTCGTTGGTGTAACGTAGGCATGAATATCATTGCTTCATCTCGAGTGTAAGCTTGCCTAGTAACTTCTCCATGATCTAGATACCATAGCTCTGTTTGAGCATGTTGTAGTTCAGGGAACTTAAAAAAACTACCAATGGCATAAGTCAGTGCTTGTTGTGAATGGCTTATCTCATTACCAAACATTTTACCTGTTTTGTAATCAATAACACGAGCTGAAGTTTCTGTTTCATGTACAATTGCATCTAACTTTATACGACCCCAGGTTTCAGGTGTTAACCAACCACAAGGCTGCCAGTCAATTGTAAAACCCCATTCACCTTCAAGTTCTACAGTACCTGACTGGTATAGTTCTTTTAACTTTTCAAATTCAGATTTAAACTTATTAAGTTCAATAGGAAATTCATCTAGTTTACCACTTACATAGTCTTCAGCTTTTTGATGTATTTCACTACCGCGTTTAGCAGCAGGACCATAATCTTCTTGTATACGTCTGACTTTAGCTATGTAGCTACGATAAGCACAAGTTTCAAATGTTTTTAGGGTCGAGTGAGACCAAGCTGGGATAAGTCCTAGCTCCTCTGGAGTCTCAGGCTCGATTACACTATCGAGATCTGGACGCTTGTCTTGTACAAGCTTTACCATAATTTACTTATTAGCAGTATTCCTGTTTATAAGTTCCATATCTTTAGCATCAAAATGTTCTTCAGCTAATGACTCTTGTAGTTCTTTACTTAAAACCCAAGTTAGTAACACACCTCTAGGGGCCGATCTATGTTCACCTTCACCCATTCTTTTACGAGTAGTAGTTATACTTAGTCGACTCATGGCTTTAGTAAAATCTCTTACAGATAATGTTTTTCTGTTATCTGTAAGTACATCATACACTAATTTAAGATGCTGCATAGGGATAATAAGTTCTACGCCTATAGAAGCCACCCAGTTCTTTACATAACGCTGTGCTGTACTTATTCCCCCAGCATCAAAGGTGTTTGTAAGCGGTATATCTAAAATCTCTACAAAATACTCTAAGTTGTTTTGTTTGATTGCATTAGCAAACTCTTCAAGGACTGACATACTAACAAGCTTCATGTCTTTCTTAGCATCATTCTCTAACGCAGTGTGAGCCATACGTTCGTCTACTTTGAAGTTTCTGAGTAATCCTGAAAAAGCAAACAGTTCTAACTCCAGCTCAGGTAGCTTTGTAAGCAAATTAGGTAGTGCTTTCTCTAACTTACGTTCTTGTCGGGGAGCCACGTTGTAACGCCTATCGCCGTCTTCTATTTTAACTGCATCAGCTCGGTTAGTAAGAAATATAAAGTTACAATAACTAGGAAGTTCTACCTGGTTTGTGCGCATAGCACGGACCGTAAGTGTTGGTTCTGTAATCTGATGTTTAAGTTTGTCTGCCATACGACCTATGTTACCAGAGTCACCCATTCTAAATTCGTCTACAACTAAGAAGAGGGCCGTACGCATGTATAAGTTGTATTGTTCTTCTATATTTTCTAAAGAACGCATTGGAGCTTGGGCTTCTCCAAACAATTGTTTGAGTATTCTGTGTACAAACAAACCTTTACCAGTCCCAGGAACACCTGTAAAAATCCATGCAGTCATAGTTTTACGTTTGTTTTGGTATATATAAGCAAGCCAATTAATAAAATGTTCTATTTCTGTTTGACCATTACCCAAAATATGTTTAATAAGACTATAGGTATTTGGTATGTACTTAACAAAGTTAGCTGCTTCTCCGTATTCAGTTTCAGGCATCTTTAAATCAGGTTGTAAAAGATATTTAGTTTTCCTAAATAAGTTTACAAAATACGGCGACTGATCTAAATTGATACCCACACTTGAAGATGGGTCAAAGACTACCTGTGCATCAGGTACAAAGTCAGGCATAGGGCGGTTATGAGTACGCATAAACCCTTCTAAGGACCCTTTTTGTGTAGGTGTAAGTGGAAACTCGTCAGTAAACTGTTCTTTGTTTGTGTCAAATACACCGTTATAGAAAGTATCTGTATAAAAGTCTCTTAGTACTATTGGTCTGACTTCTTTTCCGCCGTCCATTTGTTTTGCAAAGATCTCGAAGATGCTTTTGTAAAAGTCTGGATCTGCTTTTTGTATTTCAAATACAGGCTCACCTTTAAAATTGTACATATAGTGAGGGTTGGTAAGAATAAAATAGTAGGCACCGCTGTCTCCTCCGTTTATATTACAGTTAACATAAGGTTCACTCACCCTACAAATCTCTATAGTCATTCTGTCAGGGTTTTGCAAAACTTCTTGAGATTCGCCTCCGATGTTTACAGTAGTAACACGTTCGCGTTTCTTAGTAAGTCCTGCTTTTTTACGTAAACCATCTTTAATTTGTATTCCAACGCTATGAACTTTCTCTGGGTTAACATCCTTTAACAAAGGATCTATATCCACGGTCGGTTCACCACGAGTAATACATACAAACCTTTCACCAGCTATAGGGTCTTGTGCACCATCTACAAATTTAGGTGGTGCAATATAAATAAGCTTTGAGTTATCCGCTAAGCTAACATCTAGTGGATAAGCTATACTTTGGCCATTAGCTGAAAGTTTAAGTTGGTTAGCTAAAAAATCTATTTCGTAATTTAAAACTTTAAACCACTCTTTTAGTACTTTTGGATGTACTGAATGTTTTAGTATAAAAAACAAGTGCATTGATACTTTGTTACCTTTTAAGCCCAGGGACGCAGATGCTTGTGCAATGTAACTTACGTCCTGAAACTCTGGAGGCATATATGTAACAAACTGTTCAGCAATAGTTTGTATATCAAAAGTATTTAGAGTTGATTTAGAAGATGCTATTGGAAACTCAACTCCGTCTAGATCTAGAACAAGTAAGTCTGTCTTAGCTACACGGTCCGTCATCATAGCTCTAGATTCGTTTTTTAGTTTTTTCTTTAGTAATCCTTTATGTAAAGCTGCTCCTGACTTTGCATACTTAATTAAATAATCATAAAGTTTTGTAAACCCTTCGTGGGTTTTATCTAGCTTGTGATGATGAGAAGTAAAATTCTTAGCTAGTGGATATGGTTTTTTTGAAGTTAACGATATCTCTTTGATAAGGTGTTGTTTTGCTTTAAGAAAGACAACTTCCATACATATTCTCCTTTATTGTCTCTTGTCATATATTTCCTTACGGTCTATTTTTAAGTCGACATCAGCTTCAAAAGCGAGTCTGACTTGTTTGTTCCCTAGTGAAGTTACTATGAGTTTACACAAGACCTCATCTGGCTGGTCTTCTTTGTAAAGAACAATAGATTCACCCAACCGTCTTGTTAGTATTAGGTTACTCATTATTTATCATATACTTTACTGTAACCGCCTTCAGCATCTAAGGGCAAATCCTTGCACCACGAAGGGGGTGTTTTCATTATAGCTATAATTTTATCCAATGTCTCGTTTGGATTTGTCATAGGACCTATACATATAATTTCATCGTGCACTGTAAGTACAACATCTACTTCAGGCATTGTATTATTGATTGTAAGTAATTGATCTGTAATGACAATACGCGATAATGCTTGTATAACATTTTCACATACACGTGGTCCATGAGTCCGTATTGGCGGTCGATTTATCTTTTGAGTGTATAAGAAATCACCGTAACTGTATGTCAAATGAGGATATTTTAAGAACATACCATTCGGCAGCTCGAGGGCGTTGTTTGAAACTATAATGGGCCCAAATACATTACCGTGTTGTGCTCGATCCATCATTCCATACAAAAACTGTTTACACACATTCCATAGGCTGGGAATGTTTGGGTACATAGTACGATAAGCAGTTACAATAGAAAGTGCAGTTTCTTCTGTAACATCTACTGCAATAGCTCCATTCTGAAGTGTATCTTTGTAACGGTCTTTACCCATACCGTAACCAAGCCCTAAGATAGCGGTTTTACCTACATATCTTTCAAGCTTGTCATTTTTAGTAATAGGACGATTGTATATCTCAGAAGCAAATTCAGAGTACACATCCCTACCAGCAGCAAACGACTTGAGCAGACTTTGTTCATTTGCAAGCCAAGCAAGCATACGAGCTTCTATGTTAGATAAGTCAGCTACATAAAGCAGTTTACCATCTGGAGCTTGTAGTGCAGTGCGAAGCTTTGAACCCCTGGGAAGGTTTTGTAAGTTAATCTTTTCTGAGCCACCAAATCTACCAGTATGGGCCGCATAGTAACGTAACGGAACTGAAAAAGTACCGTCTTTGTTAACTGAAGTTAGAAAACGTTCAGCACGTGTTTCTTCTATGCGTGACTTTACAGCTTCCCTGGCAGCCCATACATGGTTGTACTGAGGGTACATGTCCATCATTTGTGTGTAACCTGCATCTGATTTACTGAATGCTGGAATCATTTCACCCGTGCGGGGGGACTTCTTTGTAGGTACAGTGATGCCAAGAGACTCAATATGTGCTGCAAACTTAGGTTGTGAAGCCAGTGTTTCTCTGTCTGTACCGCTGTCCGCAATCTTTTGTGCGGTTTCAGAAGCTATTTGTTCTTTGTGGTCTATCAAGAGTTGGCGGTTGAGTACTAGTTTAGGTTCTACAAACATGCGGACCGTTAGATCAATAAGGTCAAGTTCGCTTTTAGGGAAATTCTGAATCATCTTGTGAAAGATTGCACAAGTCAGATCGACATCCTGTATACAATATCCAGCTATTACACTCTCTAATTCAGGATCTAAGTCACGTACACCTTTAGCATTGACTAATTCATCACCTTTACGCATAGTTTTGTCGTCTGGATATAAACGTTCGCATACACTTTTCAGTGCTGCAGATTGGTTTGGAAACAATCCACGGCTCATTGCAGCAGTGTCACAATAGTATTTAGGTTTTACACCATGAACTTGCGTCATAATATAAGCGTCAAATAAAGTGTTGTGACATACAAGTGTAGTCTCATCCCAGGGTATCTGTTCAAACATAGTAGGTATGTCTTCGCCTGAGATCCACTCTGTGGGTTCGTCATTCCACTTGACACCAACACCCCAGACGTGAAAGTCTTCGCTATTGACATATGCTGCAGTAGACATTTTAGTAAGAGAATAGCCCACATCGTAAAATGTTTCGTAATCTAAAACTAAAGTATTTTTATGTAGCTTAGTCATGGTTGTTCCTTTCTTAGTTTTACCCAGTGGGCATAGTCACCCTTCTTAGCTCGCTCCCAACCGATTTGCTTACTATGAATCATGTTGAAGGCAGTGGAAAGTGGCACGTATTTGAATTGTATATAATTTACATCTTCGTCTAGATACGAATATGGGCGTTTTGTGTTACGTTTAACGTAAACATATGTGGCCATAAATACTCCTTATTTAGGCTTGACATTTTCTGAAAACAGCTTATGTTGAAACTAGAGTAACATAATTTTAATTAACAGAGGTAAATAAAAAATGGCTACAATAGCAACTCTACACAAAAGTGGTAATGTTGATGGTAATTCAGCTTACAAACAGTTTCCTTCGGGTGGCTTATTCGTGCGTAAAGCAACAATCGCAACTAGTACATTGGCTCTTAATGATGTAATTCAAGCGTTAGATGTATTTGCAGGTGAAGAACTACATGCAGTAAGAATCAAATCTACTGATATTGATACAAACGGTTCTCCAGCGGTTGTACTTGACGTAGGTTATGGTAACAGTACTTCTGCTACGGCTGCTACATCAGACGATATCATTGATGGTTCAACTATTGGACAGGCTGGCGGCTCTTCAGTTGCTAGTGTTTGGAGCTCCGATGATGATGCTGGCACAGCATTCGCAGAAGGTCCTCTAGCGTTTTCAGCTGATGACACAATTGATATTCATGTACAAGTTGCTCCTGCTACAAGTGCAGCTGGAACAATAACAATATATGGATACTTCAGCTAAAGGTGTTCCCCCCCAAAATTTAGTTTAATCTCCTTTACTAAACAATGGGATGAAAGGCGGCTGAGAAGTCGCCTTTTTTTATACAAAGCTAAGACAGTCGTGTATCAGGAGGGCAGTAGGCTGCATGGTTCAAACTGCTTTTGAGAATCTCTAGCCTCTTCGGTCGTAACTGACTGTCTTAACGTAAAAAACGGGGGAACTATGAACATCAACAGTTGCGATCTGTTCAGATTATTAGATTACACACGCTAACCTGTCATTGCTTCTGGTGTAACCCCCTATCCTGCAAGGAATTCAGTAAAGTGCGTTTGGCCACACAAGTGCACTAAGCTTGCGGAAATACGGCATGAATAAACCGCGTGGCTTCTATGTTTAGTCAATCCCATAAAATTTTCTTGGTCCATCTGGCACTAAGTCCCATTCACTTTTGGGTATTTTCCTACCATTATGGTAATAAATTATTTTAGGTTTGTACTTGATAAACTCATCTGTAGCTTGCTTGACTGTATTATCGTCATCTAGTAAAAATCTAATATAGTTTTGTACCATATCATCAAGTTGAATACGAGTAAGTAATTTTTTACTCTTAGTGTTAAGATATTTCTGACCTAAGTTAAGACGTTCTTCGTCAGTTAGTTCTATAGATATATTTGTTTTCATTGTATCTCCTTTGCATTACGAATCTTTGGCTAGCAGTTTTCCGAGCCCTGTGGGCGAGGGAAACGTAGATGGGTAATGTACGAAGTACATTACGCATCGGCGGGGCCAAAGTTTGTAAAGCAAAATTATTATTGATAGTGTTTTTTAATACAAGCTCTAACTTGACTTGGGGTTTTGAATCTTTTTGTTTTCTCCAAATCAGTATAAGCTTTACCCTTTGGTCTAAAAAAATAACCACTACGACATTTTTCTATGTAGCCAATGATTACAAGTCTAGACGAACCGTTGTTGGCTCTGACGATTTCTTTGTATTCAAAATCCAGAAAGACCATATCAACGTACCTCAAAGCCGCCTGAAGCACGGCAAAATTTACCAAACTCACGCACGTTATCAGCATCAAAAGGATAATGCGAACCCATGTGGTCAGCCTTACCTGAACCATCACAAGCGTTACATTTACCTTTCACATGTTCGTCATTTCGTTCACCTTTACCACCACAATGTTCACAAGTATGTTTAGGTAAAGATTTTCTAGCTTCCTCAAACTGCTCTGCATAAGAGTCTAGCTCTCCTGACTTATCAAGCTGTTGAATTCTATCTGCAATATAAATGGCTTTTACAGCATTTATCTTGTAACCATCATTGTAAGTGCCACCGTTTTTATCATCGTCAGACAGAATCTTAGGAGCTACAGCTTCGCATATGTAATGCCACAAAGGACGCCAGTACCACACGTTGTTACGAAAATAGTAACCTGGGTGGTCTTGTTCAAATTGATCTGTAGCTTTGAAATACTTGTCCTTTTCTTCATCTGTTGGCTTTGAATCCCAATCCATAGTAGGACGTTCGTATTTTAGGTATGGGTTAGATCCATAGATATCGAATCCCATAATCATCTCCTTTAGTATTTTCCCAATGTTTAATTAATACTTGTAAAGTATGTGCTCTACTAACTTTTAAAGTAGTTCTACTTTGAAGTTCCCCTTGAGCGTTATCAAGTGCTTTTAGTGCTTCTTGTACAGCTGGTGAATCTTTCCTCCCTAGATTTAATACAACATGTTGAGGTTGTTTTCCTTTCATTTTTTACTCCTTTGTCCAATCAGGTTCATATTCTTCCCATTGCACAGTTGGTTTAGAAAAATTAAGTTTGTACATTTTGACTGGCTTAGATTTGATGGACATTTTCTCGTGTACCATTGTCTTTTTCATAACAAACAAAACAATAGAAGCACACAAACCACCAACCATAGCAGCAGCCATACCGCTGAAAGTCCCATAGAATGAGACCATCAGGGTAAGAGTGATAAGAATGTCGACAAAGATATCGTGACCAATAGCTTTACGACCGCCGATTTTAAGCGCAAGCAGCAGCAGACCGAACGCGCTGAATATTCCGATTAAGAGCATTGTTGCGATTCCTCCACATTAAGTAAGCCATATACCCAAACTGAATTGCTTCAATAAGGATCCATAAGATTGTTGTAACAGAACTAAGAATGTTCATTTTGAATTACTCCATAATACATAGAAACAAACACCTACTAGACACACAATAGTAAACAAAGTAATAGCGTGATGTATAGTAGACACCAAAGCGAGAGCACCAAGTAAAGCGATGCTACCGCACAAAATTGCATTTTTATACTCATGCAGGAGTTTCTTACATTTTGACAATTTCACCATAAGGCGCTTCCTCCAAATAAGTTGACACCCAAAGAACTGGATAGGGAGGCTCTGGACCGAACTCGTCTGATTCTAGATCAGTAAGATACACAGCTGCAGTGATTTGAGGGCAATGCTTTTTGATATAGTCAAACGCAGGCTTAAAAGCAGTACCACCACCACCGCTGTAAGTAATCTTAAGTGGTAGATCTTCGCGTGTGTATTGCTGATAATCCTGCACTTCATAATCACACTGTATAAAATGTATACGTTCAGGGTTAAGGTCATGCAATACATGACATGTCTCAGCTACAAACTGTTCTTTGTGAGAGTCCGTTGAGCCAGATGTATCTGTAATAATTGCAATCTCAGACAAACAAGGATTGTGCAAAGAAGGCAGATACATACCTTGTGCAATAAATCTACGATTCGGTTTGATCCATGTAAAGTCTGATTTGTTGTTAGCACGCAAGAATCTAGCAAGTACCATAGCCCAATCTACTTTAGGAGCGAGCACTTTTTCAATAAGCTCTTGCATTTGACCAGGTAGTTTACCTGCACGCTTAGCTACCTCAGCAGCTTGCTGGATAGCAATTTGTATGTCAGCCTCAAACTTACCTGAACCTTTGCCATCGGACACCGATCCGTGGTCGATTACTTCACCACAACCACCAGGGTCAGAACCGTCAATTAGTAGTACACCGTTTATAGGATCTTGACCTATGTCTTCGGGAAGAAGATTGTATACTTGTTCGGTTTCCATACCGTGGTATTGTGGATCATCAAGCTCACCATGAGGCAAAACCATACCGCATTCTTTCAATGCTGGATTGATTACATAGTCAGCTGCGATGTTCCAACGCTTGTGATCTCGTTCCTGCCTACGAAGCATATGCAATAAAGCCACGTGCATTACTTCGTGTGCAATAAGACCGATACGTTGTATAGAACTAAGTTTAAGAAACCACTTAGGGTTGAACATAATTACTTTGCCGTCTGTACAGGCAGTAGGCACATCTGGATTTTCTATGGGTGTTAGCCGTAGAGACAGAGTGCCAAAGAAAGGCTGATCTAGTATAAGACCAGCCCGTGCTTTGGTATAAGCTTGCATTGCTTCAGACATCAGTCGTCCTCCAGTAAAGAAGCAGTTAGAAGAGTGTCATTGATACCAACGTCATCCATTGTAGTATCAACAGCTTGTTTTTGTTTTTGTTGTTTACGCTTGCGATACACTTTCTCATTGACTTTAGCAAGACGATCACTGTCGACAAGATTACGTATGCCGTCCCAAGCTTTAAGTGCTTGATTTAGCGTAGTAAATTTCTCAAGTAAGATCGAAAGTTTTGATACTTCAAAAGCACGTAATACTTTTAGTTTAGAAAACTCAAGCATTGTTTCTTGTATTGCAGTCAAATTTGAACAATTTTGTACATCAGATTGTATAAATTGAAGCTGGTGTATCTCAGAACCACCATAGCTTTGACCAGCTACAGCAAAAGGACGTTCTGAAGAAGTATAAAGCTTTACGCTTTTACTCTGAGGCTCTAGTACAATCTGTCGAACGTTTCTTTCAGGATCTTTAGACAAGTCCGCAGCTCGGTCTGTACCGCAATACTCAACAATGTCTTCGTTGTGATGTTGGCTATCAAAACCATAACTTACATCATAAAGAGGTAATGTAATGTAAAACTCATTACCATTCTTTATTTGATCAAAGTCCTTTACATTTGCAAACACAGGATTTTTGTAGAACTCGTGATACTTGTCGTACAAAGGTTTGTAGTATTGAGTATACAAAGAGTCACTAATATTAGTGTCAATTTTAGGTTGTGATGAATAAGAACCTATTTGCAGCAACGGATGAACCTTGTTGAACGCTATTTTGTAATTGTTCCTAATATCATATTTTAGTTGATGAGACATTCTAACTGTAGCCATATTCCACTCCTTTATAAAAGTACATTAGAATTAGTAGTAATCCACGATTTCATCGCGGGGTCAGAGATGAGTGTTTTATCCGTAGATAAACAACTCTTTACAGCAACCACCTGAAACTCAGTAGGTAGCTTAGTTACAACTCGCATGATGTTTTTGATCTTTTTCACACAAGCTTGGGCTGCCAGAGCACCTGTAAGAGCATACAAGACGGCTGGATTGTCATCCTTCTTGTACGTTGCAGGATTAGCGATCAGTGCATCTATGTCAGGCAATGAACTATAGATCTGTCTGAAAGCCATGTATTCGCCTGCAGGACCGTCACCGACTAGTGAAGAGACTCCATAAAACAAAGTATCTTCATTGACATGAGGGCTTTTGAGCCTACGGTCAACGTAAGACCAACTACGAGGAGTAGGAAAAGCATAGTTCTCTGCATTGAAGTCATACAACAACCCTGGTCGATATCGTAAGAACGAAATCAATGTAGGGTCAACGTCATTAACACCAGCCCAATCACACCAATCATCAATGTGTGGTTCGAGTTCAAAGTGTGAAAGACGGTTTCTTACAGGTGATGGCATTTGATAGACAGCTGCGGCATCAGTTAGTCTGTTACCAGCAGCAACGATGGACCACCCTTGTGGTAACTTGTAGTCACCAACTTGACGGGTAATCAATAATTGAAGAAACGCATTCTGAGTAGCAGGCGGGGCCGTAGGTAATTCGTCAAGCAAGAATATACCTTTGTCGCCATCTCGTTCAGCGATAGGAAAGACGTCAGGCACAGCCCAACGTGTAAACCGTTTCTTAGTAGACGATTGCTGTGCCACGTACGGAACACCACGCACATCGACTGGGTCGAATAGGTTTGTTCGGAAATCGAGTAAAGTTCGATTTGTTTGTTTAGCGATTTGATCTTGAATCTCAGATTTACCAATGCCTGGACCACCCCAGATCATAGTATTAAGACCACAAAACATGTTCTCAATAATCTCTTCGATAAGATGCTTTGGACGTATAGTGTGCATATTTTACTCCTCTATGCTTTTGATTAATAAATAATAAAACACAAAATTAACTGGATACAAACGATTAAGTATAACTAAGTGTTTAACTGGCACATGTACACAAGCGGCACATGTTAACTGCCAACATAAAAAAACCCTGTACCCGACTTTTTAAGGTCAGATACAGGGTTAGTGAGCAGTTTTTGTGACGTAGAGGAATTAACGAGATCACATTTAGGAGAAACCTCTACGCGTCATGCTCAGGACTTTTCAAATTAGGCAGATTGAGCCATCTTCTTGCAATGCTCAGCAGTAGCCTTGTTCATGCTGTTGTTTGTTTTTCCAGAAGTGTCAGCATGTTGATTGAAGTTCCACTCTGCCAAACGTTGCATACGTCTCTCGACTTCTGCTTGGACTCGTTCACGTTTTAGTGAGGTGTCTTTCAAGCCGAATTTGTCATCGAGAGATATGATGGCGTCTCTGCATAATCTGAACTTACGACCGAGATCGAACATCTTCTCTTCGCGTTCAGTCAGCCAAGTTGGAATGTCGTCAGTCATTGTAAGTGCCGATATAGAATCGGAATACTCATAGTTGACAGAGATGAACTCTGCAAATGTACGAGTCAAATGTTGCAAGACTGAGATACCAGTTGTCTGAGGATCAACTTCTAGAAGAGGTAGCAAACCATCAGCATAAGCTTTGACTTGATCTGCATAGTAAGCCTCTTCTTTAGTAATGTCTTCTCCAGAGAACATCATTTCTGTATCAACTTTCTCGTCATAGACTTTCATAACGCCTTCGATGAGAGATTGTGTGAAAGTTGGGTTACCGTTGGCATCCAACATGTACTTCTTGAAGAAGAAGTCAGGTAGAGCGACATCGGGTTTTGCTTCACGAGCCTCAGCACCCTCTGGATCAGCATTCGTATCTGGTACGTGTGCAGACTCAGGTGTGTCTTGGGTTGGGACTAGTTCTGGACCAATTTCCTGATCCGCTGGGTCAAATATATCTACGTTAGCCATAGACATTTACTCCTTATAGTTAAGATTAAAAGAAAAATTACACTAAAACTCATATACGCGGGCTCCCAGCCCGCGCAAAGAACCCACTAATCGTAGGTAGTGTATGGTTGAGACATAGCTTCTTGGTACTCTTCTTCAAAACGTTTAACGTCTTTTTTAAGAGCTTTGAAGTCTGATACAGACATGTTATCTATGTCATCGAGGGTTGAACAAAGGCAGTAGAACCATGTGATTCCACCGCCTAGTAAAAAGGCAAACAATTCACTCATAATCAATTCTCCTAATTGCTATATGATTTGAACTCTAAAATTACACCATCTTCATCTTGCAATGAAAGATTTGTAATACGAATGGTTGGTTGAACCGAATGAAAGACTTCGGAAGACTTCCAATAGTAGTCAGTGGCTAAAGACGAAGATACTTTCTTATCGTTATAGTCATTGAAGTCCAACGGTTGACGTTTCTGTTGTATACTCATTTCTACTCCTTAGTTTATAAGATTAATAACACTCAATCCAATATACTCGGGCTCCCAGCCCGAGCTTTGCTGTACCACAACTAGCGAACAAGTGGTACAGTCGTAAGTCGCTGATATACATAGAGAAACAGAAAAACTGTACCAGCACCGAAAAAGTAGCGGTACAGGCTGAATGCCTCTCTGGGAGGGACATAGACATGAATCTGTACCAGATGTACCACTAATATATGAAATTGGAACAAAAAAAACGAACCACGGTCCGCGGTTGGTAAATATATGCTGTCAGATTTTAGCGGTACAGTTGGTACAAATCGGGAGAAAGGTTTCTCGTTGCACGAGCGGCGGGCGGTCTAGCTGTACCATTACGGTGTAAAACAAGTGGTACACACGTGGTACAGTCGGTACAGTAGAGCCGACCTATTCTCGTTGACAACTCGAAACTTTCAAGAAAGTTCATCAGACAAGCTGATGATAGTAATGATAGTAGGCGGCACACGTGGGTCAACGGGGGTCCAGGGGGCGAAGCCCCTTGGTCGGCGTGGATTAAGGGCGCGAAGCGGGCTTAGCGGTACACAAAAAAACCTCGATACCCTAATGGATACCGAGGTAAAAGGAAA